GTTCTTGATATACATCATCATTGGGTCAAGACGGGTGAATATATCAAAGCCAGTGACGATAGAATTAAACGTATCATTGACAGTTGGCGAGGGGTTCGACCTGTCATTCATTACAGTGTTTCTAGAGAAGATTACCTTGTTGATCATTGCAACGAAACATTGCCCGATATGAACACGCTATTAGAATCTAATCACAAAAAACAAAAATTACGAGCACATTCTGATTACTTTTGGAACAACAAAGCAAATGACTGGGCATATGAACATTGGCAATGGGCTGATATTATGTGCGAATCAAAAGCAAAAAATCTNGCCAGCTTTGCTTTNTATGATATATACAANCAGAAGGTACAGTTATGATGAACAAATTTAAAAATATTTTTAAAAAAAAGCAACCTGAAAAACCTCAACCCAAAAAGAAAAAACTTTCCCCAAAAGAAGAAGCCACAAAAAACGGTGAACCTTTTATTGACATTATCAAAGTTGATGTAGACCCTGAAAACATCAACAGTGGTTCGTTTGAATTAGATTGGAACGACAAGTTTTTAACTAACTTGATTAAGCAAGGATACCAGCTTAAGCCAAACGAAGATGAAAACGTAATTGTTGATAGATGGTTCCAAACTGTATGTAAAAATATTGCTATGGAAATTTACGAGCAAGAACAAGCCGACCCCGATAATCGAGCCGCCGGAGACATGAGAGTAATCAATCAAAAAGATTTGGGCGACGGCAGAACCGAAATTAGTTAAAAAATTTACCCAAAGTATGTAGTTAATTCTTGACTTATGCGTATATTATGCGTATAATATTACTATATTTAACACTTTGGAGTAAATTGTGAAATACGCCCTCATCGACACAGCCAATATTTTCTTTCGAGCAAGGCATATTGCTAGTCGCAACAGCGATACTTGGGAAAAGATTGGTATGGCTTTACATCTTTCTTTGGCATCTGTTAACATGATGGTGCGTAAGTTTGATATTGATCATGTAGTATTTTGTTTAGAAGGACGTAGCTGGCGTAAAGATTTTTATGAACCCTACAAAGCCAATCGTGCTGTAAAAACACAGGCGCTAACAGAACAAGAAGCAGAAGAAAATGAAATGTTCTGGGAAACGTACAGTATGTTTACTACGTATTTGCAAGAAAAAACCAATTGTTCAGTGATTAGACATGAAAATGCTGAGGCTGATGACATTATTGCTAGGTTTATTGAACTTCACCCAGACGATGAACACGTAATTATTTCAAGCGATAGCGACTTTGTTCAATTAATTTCTGATAATGTTACTCAGTACAACGGTGTATCCAATCAACTAGTTACACTTGAAGGTTATTTCAATGATCGCGGCAAGCCCATTCTTGACAAAAAAACAAAAGAACCTAAAGTTGTAGGTGACCCACAGTTTGTTTTGTTTGAAAAATGCATTCGAGGTGACGCAACAGACAACGTATTTTCAGCGTACCCAGGCGTTCGTAAAAAAGGCAGTAAAAACAAAGTTGGCTTGATTGAAGCATACGCTGATCGAGAAAAGCAAGGCTTTAACTGGAATAACTTAATGTTACAACGATGGGTTGACCCCGATGGTGTTGAACACAGAGTTAAAGATGATTATGAACGCAACAGAGTATTAATCGATCTAACTGCACAACCTCAAGAAATCAAACAAGCAGTTGATGACAGAATCAAAGAAGAACTAAGAACAGAAACTATACCCCAAGTTGGGATTCACTTTATGAAGTTTTGTGGCAAGTATGAACTTACAAAGATTTCTGAACAACCTGAAACATATGCTAAATGGCTTAACTCGCCCTACAAAGGAAACTTACTCAATGGATAGTGAGTTTTTACAAAAACAATTGTATAATAGTTTACTTGCTATTATCAATGATAGAAAATTATATCGTGTTAGTTTAGTTGACTACAAATACAACGAGTTTACCGATGCAGGAAAAGAAGTGTTGTTTGAATGCATAGAAATGTTTGCGCCAAAGCTATTAGAATCTGAAAAACAAAGGTTAGATGAAACAGTAAAGCGTCAAGTATGGAATACATTGAAAGAACAAGAGTATGAGTAAAGCAAATAAAAAGGATAAAAAAATGATAGATGATTTAGTTGCAAAGCCTGTTGTTAAGGGTCAGTTTTGGATCATAACAAATGGTAATAAAAAAGTAGGAAATATTACTGCTAATAATGCAGGCTATGGTGTTGACTTAGGTGGAACATCATTGCAATTTAAAAATACAAACGAAATTAAAAACAATGCTAAGATTAAATTTGAGCCATTAAAAACAAACAAAATAAAAGCAAAAACACCATATCCAGAATACCCAACTACTTCCAAAGTTTATAATTCTATGTTTGATGTTAAACGTGGCTTGCATTTGTATACAAAATCTGAAAAGTCGAAATGCTTTCACGCGGCAGGATGGTTTGTGATCGAACACAATGGCGAGCCACAAATTTCATTTTGCCCCAAATTTATCTTTATTCAACGCTATCCTTTTGCAGGACCCTTTAAAACAAAAGAAGAAGCACAATTACAGATAAATATATAATATGCTTCATATAAAAAAGTTTATTGACAAAGTATCAATAATTGAGTCTAAACAAGGAAAAGACGTTGTTATTCCAATTACTGAGGCTAGAGGATTAAGAGACGAAGTTTCTAAACTGCTGTCTGATTTACATAACCTTACTGATAATAAACAAGAAGAAGTTATAGATGTCCAAGTTAAAGGCGGCAAGTTTAAATGAGCAGATCACAACCTAATATTTTATTAGAACACGTAGAAAAAAGTACTTACAAGTGTGATCAGATCGTAGAAGCGGCAGGCATCTGGGCTGTTTTTTACGATGACCAACCTATCAACTTAAAATCTTCACATTATTTGTCTAACGATGTTGCGCCTAAATATAAAAAAACTAGTTTTTCAAATCCTGGACATGCTAGAAATTTGTGTAGAAAACTGAATAAGCAATTTAAAACTGATAAGTTCACTGTTGTTTACATGAATTCTGGACGTGTTGTTTATCCAGATGACGTATCAAAAGACTAAGCCTGCGATAACCAAAGCAGTTTTATCTCAGTTAAAAGATTCTAAATATTCAGAATACTCTGATGAAAAATTGTATTTTGCTTGGTGGCATACTGGCAGAACAGGTGATAGTTTAAGATTAACTGATGAAGGTGCGTTAGCATTTGAAGAGGCAAACATAACTTACTACCAGTTTAGCACACCTGTAGACTCCAGACACACAAAAACATTCAATCCTAAAAAATTTCTACTAACCATGTCTAAAAAAATAAAATGTCCTTATTGGATAGGTCAAACCAATCAAAAAGACAAAAAAGGAAGGATAAACCAAGTATCATTAGAAGTCAAGGTTTATGACAATCAGATTGCTATGATGATTAACTTATATGGGGACATATTTGAGTACTTAGAAAACGCAAATGTCTGATTTTAATAGGGTTTGTAAGTCATTGATTTTATTGAGTTTTTTAAAAAAATTGTAAGTTATTGATTTTATTGAGATTTTTCTTTCTAAAAAGGCTTGACTTTGGGCAAAATATCCGTATAATAGTATATGTAGATTGAAAAAGACATACACAAGGAGTCATTATGAACGAATTTGATTTTGAAACTTATGTTCTTCAGTTCTACGGTAAAGGTGGAATCTATGACTACGGTTTCCTCCGTCAGGATGTTCGAGAAGCACTCAAGATTCGGATGGAAAAGTTTCCGGAGATTGAGTTCGGTGGAGACAGTTTTGACCGAGAGTTGGTTCGAGACATCGTGTTGAAAAGCCGCGGTGTTGAAGACCTTGAATATAACGTATAAGGAGATTATTATGAGAAAAGTTATTCGTGAATGGTACTCAGATCCAGGTCATTCTTGGTTGAAGGTCAATTATTCTGAGTTAGTAGAACTTGGTATCCAGTGTAAAATAAGTCCATTCAGTTACCGTGATGGCGATGATGTATATCTTGAAGAAGACTGTGATGCGCCCATGTACATCACAGCGGTAAATAAAATCCTCGGTCATACGGTATACTTTCGTGAGGCTGAACATTCAAATTTTTCAAGTCATGTTAGGAACTTCGACAGTTACTTTTTCACAGCCGAAATCCCAAAGGGTCAATCGATTGATGGTGATAGTTTAGATAAGGAGGTAGCATAATGAATACTCAATTAATAAATCGTGTGCTAGACCAAATACAGGACGACATTGTGCTTAACAAAGACCTCACAGCGCTGGAAGAACTCCTTCAATTTTGTCCAGAAGATAAACTGCAAGCATTCTTGCCTAAATAGGAGACTGTATAATGACAGTACAAGAATTCTTTCAAAAGTTAGAAACCGTTGATTTTCTTTACAGTATGTCAGATGCACCAGGCGCATTTGATCGCGGTCGAAAACAGGTCGCAGAAATCAAAGAAGAAGCGGCAGA